TCCACTTCTGCCAAGGGTTTACAGAGTGTTCACTTTTTAGTTCACGGATTTCATCTTTGAGTTGCGAGTTTTCATGTAGGATTGCCATGAACCTATCAAGGTCGACCTCTACTTCGTTGCGGTCAAAGTCTCCGCGAAATTGATTATCATCATTCACTGAAGTTCTCCATTCTTGTCATCAACCTTTCTGCGCGGTTGCCGACTTGAAAATACCAACGGGAGTCCCTTCCTTCTTTTGCTGCTTCTTTCCAGTCACCTGCAGAAATTGCTATATTCATCCTGCGAAAACCTTTCAGTCTTGTGCGCCCAAGGTTAAATATCATATTGACGAGGATTGATTGAATCTCTCCATCAAGAGACCACCACAATTCGCAACCGTACAGTTCTGCTGCATCCAGTACTGCTGAGTCGAGGTCATCTTCGAAACATTCACTCACTCGATCTGAATCGACTTCTGTTCCGGCAGGGTAATTGTATTCGTTGTCGGTCTCAATTACAAGGTGTCCAACACCAAACGTCTTGTGCCCCAGAGAATCGATGTATATTTCGTCGACTCTTCCCTCGTCTCGTATAAGGTCGTCTTTCAGTTTATTCATGTCTAATGGTGTTTTCATTTCCACAATCCCTGCTCATACATTTCTTTCGTCATTATATAATCTCTACACAAATCACCTCGTACAATATCACCCCAACCAAATTCTACCACGGAGAAATTTTTCATCAATTCTATGATCTCAAGAAATTTCAGCAATCCATTCTTGTCTGATTGTTTGAGAAAATCGCTCTGATAATAATCCCCACAAAATACAATCCTCGTGTCGACGCCGACTCGCGTGATCACAGAATCAAGTTCATGGAATGTAAGGTTAGAGCATTCGTCGACAATGATAACAGAATTATCGAAAGTCTGTCCACGAATGAAAGAGGTAGAGTGAAAATTTAAAATATCCTGCTCTACTAATTGTTGATATGCACCTTTATACGAAAAGAGATCTTCACATATAGAAATGTAGGGTGTTATAAATGGAAGCAATTTTTCTTCAGCAGTTCCAGGTAAAAATCCCATTTCTCTTGTAGGAACAACAGATCTAATTAGATGTATCTTTTCCCAAGGAGTAGATTTGTCAAGTACATCCTGCAATGCAAGGTAGAGTGCCGTGAAGGTTTTACCCGTTCCGGCACTACCACTCAAGACTATATGATCTCCTTCTGACCATGCTTCTCTTGCTATTGTCTGATTATCCGTAAGAGAATCGAATACATTTAAATCTTCTATTCGAATTTTCTTTGTTATGGACGGAGAAACTTGTCGGACTTGTCTTTGTTTCTTTTGCTGTGTCATATGTTTACGGTATTCCCTCGTCCAGATCCCTTTTTAATTACCTTAAGAAGATCTTTCCAATCACCAGAAGTTTTTCCTAAAGTGGTTCCCTGCTCAGAAACAATCTTTGCAGAACTACCTTTATGAACCTGCGTGACCTTACCATTAGTAATCATTTCTTGTAAAGTAGAATAAGAACATATTATTTCTTTATCTTTTCCAGTTTCAGTATCTCTTACATCATATGTTGGCATTGCTTTATCCTGTATTGTAAGTATTGGTGTTCTTTACTCTATTTATCATGATAATAAAAGAGGTACTGTAAGATTGTAAACTATAGGGTATTGACGGGGCCTGATGAACATATTCTATTATAGTCATTAAGAATGGAAAGTAAAGATATATCTTAATAATTTATTATAAGACGGTATCCCCCTTTCGGGGGATAACGAGATATGATCACCTTCCTTATGCGTTTCTAACTGAGTTTGCTAATTCGGAGATGTGAGTATCGAGATACTCCCTTTTCTTCTCCACCTTAAATGCTAGTTGTGTCTTCCCCCTTTTATTAAGTTTATGAATATAGTGCGATAATTCTACACTATCTTTTCTTAGACGTTCTAACTGGTTGGTTGTTACCATAGGCAAACTCCGTTACAAGGTTAAGGAATCATAACTAATCCAGGCATAGCCTCTTCAATTAAACTTTTTTTGATCGTAGGAAACGGGCATCTTTTAGAAGTCATTTCTGCTATTATAACAGATTCTTTTGGGTCTAGTCTTTCTAACATCCCGATGAATACGTTCTCTCTTTTAGTCTGTTCGATTTGATGATAAGGAAGGGTTTCTACCTGAACAAGTTCCCGCAATAATAGGTGCTCTCTACTCCAAGAAGAACACATATCTTCATCGGCAGGTTTGTATGGCGGGGCTCCTTCAGGAAGAAGAAATTTTACACGATCATCGAAAACACAACGAAGATAATCGGTGAAGGGAACACTGCTATTGGAATATTCCTGTATTAAAGCAATGCGTTCCTTTTTGTTTTTTGCTTTGTTGATGTATTCTAGCATTTCGTGCAATCCAATTACCTTTGCATCTTGTTCAGTAACCATAATGTTCCTCAGTTTTATTTAGTAAATTTTAGATGTTTGCGATGTATCTTACAGTTTATCACACCATTGTAGTAATCAGGTTTTAATAAAACATCTCGCAATATTTGTTCCTTTACTTCCATATAAGATAAGTCTCCTTTAGACTTTCCAAAATGTAGTATTTCCCTGTGATAGTCTCCTGAGAGTCCCTCCTTTATCCTCTCTTGAATGATCGCGTTGCTACCGTAGTAATCACGCCAGTCACTTTCGACGATCGTCTTGATGCGCCTCTTGCGCTTCTGAGTCACCGGAAGGGTTTTGGGTTTATGAAAAAACTTCTTACCGACATACTTCATATCGGTATCCCTTTCAGTAATTATATAAACGAATCCCTGATATTGTTTTGGGTCTTCGTCGTAAAGCGGGTCGTAGACCTCGCCTTTATAGTACCAAGTCATTAATATCCTACTGCGTCTGAGTCTATTGTAGTTCCGCACATAGGGCAATAAGCAGGCATTTCTTCTTGTACTTCGTCTATCGAAACCTCTGATTCAACTTCACAAACAGTACACTCTATCTCATATGTTATTTTTGCCATTAAGCAGTTCCCCAGACATTTTTCCAGTCTCCTGATAGTGCTCCGCGAGCGTAGTCTGTGCTAGAGTTTTCAAAGAAGTTTGTATGAGTCGGAGCATTAATCATTTCTTCTACCCACAACAGAGGGTTTTTCTTTACTTTAAATATTCCCTTCATGCCCAGACTGATCAACCTTCGGTCAGCGATATAACGAATATATTCCTTTACTTCTTCAGAGGTCAGTCCTTCCATTGGACCAATAGCAAATGCGAGGTCGATAAACTTATCTTCTAAAGCAACCATCTTTTCTGCTATCACATATATTGCTGATTTAAGTTCGTCGTTCCAGATCTCTAAGTTTTCTTCTATGTAAGTTCTAAACAGTTTCATCATCGACTCAGCATGCATTGTCTCGTCAACAATAGACCAAGTTACAATCTGTCCCATACTTTTCATCTTACCGTGACGAGGAAAGTTGAGCAACATAATGAAAGAAGAAAATAACTGCATTCCTTCTGTGAATGCGCTGAACGCTGCGATGTTTGTAGCGACAGATTCTTTAGTACCATTTTTCCCAGAGAGTTCTAAGAGGTATTCGTGTTTCTCTCGCATCGCTTCGTATTCTAAAAATTCATTATAGGTAGACTCAGGCATCCCTAGAGTCTCGATGAGGTGTGAATATGCTGCAACATGTAATGCTTCTCTTGCGGCAAACCCACAAAGCATCATACGCACTTCAGGTTGTTTAAAGTATGGCAAGTAATTGTTAACATATGCACCCGCTACATCAATATCTCCCTGTGTAAAGAATCTAAAGATATTAGTAAGAAATGCTTTTTCTTCACTAGAGAGTTTGCGCTGCCAGTCCTTTACGTCTTCCGCCATACTAAGTTCGGTATGTAACCAATGTGATTGTTCGTGAGCCAACCAAGCATCATACGCCCAAGGATACTGATGGGGTTTAAAAAATGCTCTATCGTCTGTTAATTTATACTTCGTGCCCATTTTAATATCCTAATTGTTTCGTTTACCATTATACTTAGGTTCTAATATTTATCCCTCGCAAGCAAAACATTCGCCGTCATCATTTACCAACTCCGACATATCTAGTTCTTTTATAACTGCGCGTTCAATTCGCTGTGACACTTTGTCTGCTTTACCAAGTTTTTCTGAACGGCAATAGTACATAGTTTTTAATCCTCGTTTCCAAGCAAGAAAATGCACTGCGTGAAGATACACTATATTTGTATCTGGACGGAAAAATACATTTAATGATTGCGCTTGGTCGATATAGTTCTGCCGGTCTGCTGCATGTTCTATAATCCAACGCTGATCTATTTCCATAGCAGTCTTGAAAACATCCTTTTCATCAGTTGTTAAAAATTTCAGATGCTGAGCAGAACCATCGTTAGCAATAATACTCGACCAGATTTCGTCGTAACTTAATTTGGTCTCTCCTTCTTCAACCTTTGCTAACACTAACTTATCTAGATACTTGTTCTTGTTCAGAAACGCTCCGGACAAGGTATCCTGCCTATACGCATTCGCTCGCAGAGGTTCTATAGAAGGTGATGTATTACCCATTATAATACTACTGGAGGCGTTTGGAGCGATTGCCATGCAATGACTGAAGCGTTTACCAGTGCCCTTTGCATCGGGTGCTTCACCACGCTCAGAACCCAACTGGAGACTCGCCTCGTCGACCTTCTTACGAATATGTGCAAACATACGGTTATTTGCGACCTTTGCCATCGCACACTCCCAAGGAAGGTTGCTTTTCTGTAAGTATGCATGAAAACCCAAAGCACCAATACCGATCGATCGTTCACGTTTTGCGGAGTACCTTGCTCTTTCTACAGCATCCGGAGCATTGTCGATAAAGAACTGTAACACATTGTCGAGCATCTCTGCCATATCACGCAAGAACATAGTGTTCCTAGACCAAGAGTCAAAGTACTCAAGGTTGACAGAAGACAGACAGCATACAGCGGTCCGATCTTTATTTGTGGGTAGAATGATTTCCGAACACAGATTCGACTGATGAATCCTAAGTCCCAATTCTTTTTGAAATTCTGGAAGATGTCGATTACTTGTATCTATGTAATGTATGTACGGTTCGCCCGTTTCCATACGCAACTCGAGTATTTTTTGCCAAAGAGATTTAGCAGAAACAGTATCCCGGATTTCTCCGTTATGAGGATCAGTAAGATTCCAACCGTCATCGGCATCTGCATCAAGCATGCATCGCTCAATCAGTTCCATAAAACGATCAGAGATATTAACTCCATGATGCAAGTTTAGGCAACGTACATTCTGGTCTCCGGTGGGTTTGCGCATCTCAAGGAACTGCATAATATCTGGGTGAGAAATATCTAAGTATGCTGCGTATGAACCTCGACGAGTTTTACCCTGACGATATGCCAGACAAGAAGCATCATACGTTTTAAGAT